TCATATACTTTTTTCATTTTTTATTTTTCCTGTTTTAATTTTATTTTTGATTCTTTAGACATATTAGTAAAATACGGTACCAGCGGAGAGTTTGCATCTGCAACTATATCAGTTACTTCACCATCCAAATCTCTTACTGCGAATACACAATAATAAACAACATTGTCAGTTAATGCTGTAAATTTATGACTATGGTCTTTGTCGATTACAATAAATGTAGGTCCGTGAAATTCTTTAGGTTCATATCCTTCAACTTCTACAAGTACACTACCAATTGCTAATAATGTAACATGATCGAAATTGTGTTTATGACCGCCGCCATTTGTATCGCCTGCGTTTTTAAATGTATGTGAACGAACCCAGATATTGCCAAAATATCCCATTTGCTCAACATCAGAAAGATTCTTATGGCTTCTTAGGACCTTTTCAACTCGTCTGGTATTAGGATCAATTTGGACAAATGTACCATCTGGATTTGTTGTTATCATTTTATACTTCTTCCTCAAGAACTGTCATTAACTCATCGGCAAACTTTTGGCAGAATATGTTAAACCACAACTCATTTACAACTTCCTCCGGTGCTCCGGCTTTAATTACTATTTCTTTTAAGACTTCATTCATTTTATATCCTTTATCATTTCTTTATATCCTGCCGAACTTGGATGTACTTTATCTGGCTGTAGTCCAGTAATAGGTAGTATAGTATCACCATAGTCATCAGATACTAATTTAACCATTTGTTGTATATTCGGTTTGATTGCAGGCATTATCCAATACACTCGGTCAGCATAGACCCGCCGGCGTAATTCTTGTAATTCCCAGAGTGTTCGTATACCTGCATGATCGTTTGATCCTAGACTGATAATCACTACTTTGGCGCCAAGACTTTGATTACTGTTTTGTTTATTCCATTGCTGACTGTTAATACCATTTTTAGCGATTACTGCACACTCAGGTTTAAATCGATGTGCGCCAAGGGCTATACTATCACCCACAAGTAAACAATCAATCATTCATTGCTCCCTCGCTTTCAGCATGGCATCTGCGTACTGGTACGCCTTGGCGCCTACAAATTCAAGCGTGGTTGTAAAACGATTGTCAGCGCGACAAATGATGGCTTCCATCGCCTTGGCCGCAAAGTAATCTCGCATCGTCATGCCTCGTTGCTCAAGGATGACGTTGAGGTTGGGCGCTTCTTGCTTCACCCAAGTCATGGGAAATGCTTGTGGGTTATTCATTTGTTACCTTTACTAATCAATAAATTTACAAGGTTAAGATCAAGCTCTAGATTCATAATCTTATTTTTAATATCCTGATACTCTGTACTATGTACGTCACCGTCATGGATGACGATATCCAGATACATTGCTGCAGCTTCATCGTGTGCTTTCGCAATTTCTTGCTCTAATAATACTCGTCTATCTTTTAGCATTCTTCAACTCCGAAATGTTCTTTCAATCTGTCAGCAGGAATACAAGAACACCCATTTTTGTATAGAGTGTCAATACATTCCCGAACAATCAACTCGGCGAACTTTTTAGTATCAAAATGTAGATGTCCGTCAATCAATGCTCCGTCAACACGATGACTCCAGCATTGCTTCTCAAGTTCTTTAATTCGTTCGTTCATTCTTCAATTCCATTCGCTGCGTATATGTTTGCATCCACTCAATGAGGTAATTGCGAGCCTCATTACGATTCAGATCAAACCTATCCATAAGATATGCTGAACCACCATGCATGTTAATTGCACCAGATTCTCTAAGAGCATCAAGGTACTCAAATATTTCGTTTTTATTCATATAGTTTAGTATGGGTAAACAGAGAAGGTTTTAGCGTTGGCCTTGAGGCAAGTAGATTGCTTCGACATATATCCACGCCTGTAATCCAATGGAGTATTTCGTGGTCCTCTATACCGGATACGGAAGAATTTTCCATTACCCGCCATGTCCTTGCGGAACTGGTCGAGGGCCTCAATAGGCATATTAGAGAAAATAGCAGTGGTCATAGAATTTTGGCCGAAAAAAAATTATAGGGAATGTTTGTGGATGGACTGGGATTGACCATTCGTTAGAGAGCTAGAAGAAACCTTAATCAATTGTAGACTTACTCTAGAGGACTCCCGAGCACTGTCTGGAGAGCTATCCTTGACCACCCTCAGTCAGTACTCATCAGCACCATAGTAGCCATAGTCCTCATCCGTGCCATGCCCAGCAGAGGCCATTGCGCTATCGAAGTCTCCGTCCATACTTTCATCATAGCCATCGGCGAAGTCCTCACCAGCTAACTGGTCATGGTATTCATCCGAGGCGGTATCACCTTCAGCGGCCATCTCAATAGCCAACTGATTAACCCAATTGAATGGGACATTATACTTCTCTGCTATCTCATTGAATGAGAGCGCACCATCTAATATATCACCAGAGATGGACAGGTGTAAATCGGACATTATAGACATTAAGGTCTCCAGTAGAATAAATCAAGAGCAAGCACTATAACAGCGAGAGTATATACTACGGTGAATATAGTGGTTTCGTATTTTGTAAAGAACATATTATTTCCTTATTGAAAGTATTGGTATGGCAGGCCTAGAGTGTAGCAGAGATAATCATCATCGCCACTGGTTTCTTCTGCCTCATGGATCCAGCTCAGTGCCTGAGCACGGTCATCAGCACCCATACCTAACAGTACCTGCACACGAGCTTCAAAGGCCTCAATGGCCAGTGCTTGACGCTCTTTGCGGATCAGGTCATCACGGGTAATGAGATCACCAAGAAGCTTGAATTCAGCATCGAAATCAGCAAGAGTCCAAGAAGTGGTATCGATACCGCGAGGGCGCACACCATATGCGTCTTTATGCATATCCCAATAGGTCGCTTGGGCCTGTTCCAACTCTGATAATTCTTCCCAAGATTTCAATTCTGTAGTCATGTCGCTTCTTTACTGTTTAAGATTCTATTATATACCCAAAACCATTTATTGTCAACTTTTTAGCCACGAATTTCAAACGCAAATTCAGTGCCGGCCCTAGTGACATAAATCTTACGACCATAGACCGTAATGTAACCCCATTCACCGTCTTGGTAAATGTCGTGCGGGTCTTTTTCAATAGTGACATTACGGACTATTTCACAGAAACCATTGCGCCAAGTGGGCAATTTCTGCTTGAAATACTTGTCGTTGTCACGTTGAACAATGAAGATTTTTGCTTTCATTTTTGACCCTGTATTTGACTGTCTAAGATTCTATTATAACAGCATTGGCGGCAATGTCAAGCTCTTTATTCAGAACTTGTTGCGTAATAACAACACCGCCATAGGCCTTTTGGTACAAATCAGCACAGGCTTTCAGATTAAATACGATTACTTTCCCTATAGGCATAATAAGAGTATAACTAAACATATTACTGATTATCTGCAAAGCCGAGGGCAACAAATACACACTCACGGACTTCAGTATCCGTGGCCTCACCGAATCCAGGAGAAGCAGCGAGGTCACTTAGATTTTGGTCCACTACACCCCAAGAGCTCTTTATTGCTTTGTGATATAATACAATACCAGTAACGGCGATATTACCTTCTGGTGTAAACATTCCGTAATGCATATTAAGCCGCCATTTGGTACACTGTGGTACAAGCAGAGGGTTTTTTATTGGTTCGAATAGCAATAGAACCAACTGTTCCGACTTTCATCGCCAACAGTTTAGCCTCAAGTTTTTCAATGCGAGCGGCTTTCTTGGCAGCACGAACCGTGGCCTTCTCAGCACGAGCAGCTGATTTGATTTCACTATCAGCAAGGCGAGCAGCTTTCAATGCGGCCCGGACTTTAACAGCCTGTGAGCGAAGGTTCTTAATATCAGTCTGAATAAGTTTCAGAGTGGTGACAAGGTCGGCGGAGAGGAGAGACTTAGACATTTCAAAATTCCTTTGTTTTTTCAATCTATGGATAGAGTATAACACAATGGCAGGAATAGTCAAGCACTATTCCCATTCTGTTGCTTTCAGGCAACATCCCAGTTAAATAAACCGTCACAATCGCTGGATTCTACAGCAACCACTTCATTAGCGTCAAGTAATACTGTAGTACGCTCTTGGCCAAACATGGTAATAGGAAAGAACAGCTCAA